ACATGTAAGGTGTCCCTGTTTCGGCCTGTGTTGTTAATATCTGCTCCCATAGTTTTTTGGCCTTAAGTTCTTCACCACTTAATTTACCTAAATGAAATAATTCTATGGCTTTTTCATATTCTGCTTTAAATTCATCACCCACTACTTCTTGAAGTGGTCTTAAACCCGCTTTTTTAATATCATTGGGGCAAAATAAATACCAATTAAGATCATCTTTTACTCTATTCATAAATTCATTGGGGATCCATAGGGCATTAAAAATATCTCTTGCTCTTAGTTCTTCTTTACCATGGTTTTTCCTAATGTCTATAAATAATCTTATATCCTTATGCCATGGTTCAAGATAAAACGCAAAACTTCCTTTACGTTTACCCCCACCATTGTGAGCTATTCCTAGATTGGGGACTATATAATTGGCAGTATTTTCAATTTTTAAATCGTATACTTTACCCTCATGGTTATCGTATGTTATTTTAGTAACAGGTTCTAATTCGATATTATCTAAGTCTAAACCTATCTCATGATGGTATTCATACCTACTAAAATCTTCTATGGGTGTGTTCATATTTTATTGTATTTTTTTCTATTTTCTTTCATTGTAATTACTTCCAAGTTACTGGCATGATGTTTCCCACCTTTGGATAAGGGGATAATGTGGTCCACTTCATATTTTAATTTATTACCCTTATTCATTTCATTTCTTAAATTATACACCTTTTTAATTTCCCTTTTCTCTTTCTCAGATAGTTGGTTATAAAAACCATTTTCTAAGGCTCTCCTTTCATCGTTCCAAGAATAATATTTATCTTTATTATTCTCATAATACTTTTTAATTATCTTTTTCCTTTTACCTTTATTGTTGTTTTGGGTATACCTTTGCGGATAATTTTTATAATGGCTTTTATTATAAAAAACACTTGTTCCATTTTTAAAAAAATCTTCTTTATACCCAATAGTATTTGTAACATTACAGTATTTTAAACCTAATGTTGCTAAAGATAAATTAAAATCAATTAATTCACTCCTTGTTAATCTCTTTTCCATTTATAAATTGTATAATAGATTGTTCAGTCATGGATTTTAAAGAAAGGTTATTGTCTAAACAATGTTGTTTAGCATTTTTCCACACTTTTTTTGAAATTTGAATTTGTTTTAGTTCCATGTCAATTATACATATTATAAATTTCTCGAGAAATCGAGATATTACATTTTTATTATAAAGTCATCTAGACTTATTTCTTTAGCTTGCTTCCAAATAGGTAATAGGGTTTTAGACTTTAGTTTATTTTTAATAATCTTTATATCTAAACCACCCCCTTCAACTACATAAATTGGATGCTCAGGGGTAACATTTACACCATTAATATTTAATAATTCACCTGTATAATTATCGTTTTTAACATCTGTAATTTTTTCATATTTACCACTTGAAGTTAATACTTTGTCTCCTTTTTTTAATTTAGATATTGGTACTTCTCCTTTATTTGTTTTTGCCAAGGTTTCTCCTGTGAACGACTGATCCCACCATTTAGCAGATTCATTATAAGTTTTTAGTAAAGGTAAAATCCCATTACTTCTACCACCAGAAGAATGTATATGTGATCCCGCAGCTCTAACATTGTGTATTGATAAACCTATACCACCAGCACCTGAAGATATAATAGATGTATCTTTTAACGTATCTAATAAATCTTCTTTTGAATCCCCCTTATTATTTAATAAAAAACAAGATGCTAATTGTTGGTTAGTTAACCCAGCATTAAATAAAGTTGGGGTTGCATGAGTATATTCATGGTTAGATAATAGTTTATAAGTATCAAGGGCATCCTCTAATGTATTAGTTACAGTTATGGCTACCCTCATATACATTTCTTGGGGTCTTTCAAGTATTTCTCCTTTGTTTCTTAAAAGATAAGACTTCTCTAATGTTTTATAACCAAAAAAATCAAAACTAAAATCCTTAGTATAATCTAATTTAGAAGAGATTTTTGCTAAACCATATTTCCTAAAGTATCCTTATGTAATGATGAAACAGCAATATTGGCAGCTAATTTACTATAATCAGGATGGTCTATTGTATAGCTAGCAGCCATATTGGCTATTAGTGTGTCTATTTCCTTAGTTGTAATACCATCATACACACCTTGAATTACATTAGTGGCAACTTCCAAAGGTTTAACTTTTAAACCCCTAGATGCTTTAGATATTCTTGCTTGTATTTTTTGGAAGTTAATATTAATTATTCTCCCATTCCTTTTTTTTACTTTTGCTTGATTCATTCTTTAGTGTTGTTATTAAAAATTTTCGTCTAATCCTATTACTTCGGTTTCCCCAACCCCCATTTTCTTATACTCTCCTACTCTCTTTTCAAAAAAATTGGTGGCTCCTTCTAAAGCGATCATTTCCATAAATTTAAAAGGTTGTGATACATTAAATTCTTTTTCACATCCTAATTCTACTAGTAATTTATCGGTTACGAACTCCAAATATTGTGTCATTAACCCAGAGTTCATACCAATCAAACTTGCGGGTAATGATTCTGTAATAAATTCTTTTTCAATTGATAATGAATCTAAAATAATCTCACGAATTCTTTCTTCCGGTACTTTATTTACTAAATGTTTATTATGTAAATGAACAGCAAAGTCACAATGCATACTTTCATCTCTCGAGATAAGTTCATTAGAAAATGTTAATCCAGGAAGTAATCCTCTATTTTTCAACCAGAATATTGAACAAAAGGCACCGGAGAAAAATATACCTTCTACAGCTGCGAAGGCAACTAAGCGTTCAGCAAATGAATCTGAATCTATCCATTTTAATGCCCAATCCGCCTTTTTCTTAATAGCAGGGAAATTTTCAATTGCTTTGAATAACTCATTTTTTTCATTATTATCCTCTACATATGAATCAATAAGTAGGGAATAAGTTTCTGAATGTACATTTTCCATCATGATTTGGAATCCGTAGAAAAATTTCGCCTCGGTATATTGAACTTCATTTACGAAATTCTCAGCCAAATTTTCATTAACAATTCCATCCGATGCAGCAAAAAATGCAAGGATATGTTTAATAAAATATTGTTCATTTTTAGTCAAATCTTGAAATCTATCTTGAGTTAGATCTACCTCTTCAGCAGTCCAAAAATTAGCTTCTTGTTTTTTATACCATTCCCAGATATCGGCGTGTTGTATAGGGAATAAAACAAATCTATTTTTGTTTTCATGTAATATTGGTTCTGTCATATCTAAATTATTTATATGGTTTCTTTTATTTTAAAAAATTCTTCTCTTAGTTTCTTTCTATTATCCTCTTCGTGATTATAATTACTATGATGATTTTGAGGGGTAGGATTCATTGTATTACTTTCAGCATCATTTTGGGGGTTATAAATACCCTTAATTTCTATGTGTCCCATCGAAGTATCCATAGTGGCATTATAAGTCATTCCATCTCCATTATATCTATTTTTCATGATATGAAAACGAGCTGTTCCTTGGATTTTATCTTTAGCACCCCTTGATGCTGAGGCGCAAAAATCAGATATCATTAATTTATCATAACTCCCAGCGGCCTTATCTCCCTCAATTACGTTATCTTGGGCCCCTGCTCTATTAACTTGGGAAACGCTCCAAACAGGTAAATTTCTTTCTTTCGCTAAACCTTTTGCATCAACATATACTTTATCAATGTCATCTTTTCTTTCCCTGTTCGAATTACCTGATGATAATAAGTCTAAATAGTCAATAATAATTAAATCGGGTTCAAATCCCATACTAATATGCTTTTCAATATTAGCTTCTAACGTAGCTATGGTTGCCTTACCTGGAGAATATTCTTTTATTATTAACTCTCCCTCATATTCCTTTAATTTTTCTTCAACACCATGTTTTTCATTATCAATCTCGTTAACAGGAATACCCAAGATATTTGCATCATACCTCTTACCTACATAACCTTCACCTAGTTCTAATGTATAATGCAACACTTTGTAACCTAATTTAAAGGCATGGGCACCTAGGGCCATAAGTGTCCAAGACTTACCACCCCCAGGATTTCCAAATATAATACCTAGATCCCCATTACCCAAACCTCCTTGTAATAATTGATTAAATATAGGCCAGGGAGTTGGTACTGTTATTCTATTATCTTTTCTATATCTTTCTTCAACAGATTTGGCATAATCATGACCCGCATCTTTATTTTGTCCTGCTTGTAATGCAGATACCATAACATTTCTGATGTCATCGAAATCCCCGGAGTTTAATAATTCTACTGATTCTAATAGGGCCGTTTTGACTTTTTGGTTTTTACAAAAATTAAGAAATTCATCTTTAATAAATGTCCTATTTGAGGGTTTTTCTACAATTAATTTAAGTTGCTCCCTAATAGATATTTGCAATATTTTATTATCTAATTTATCTAGTTGAATTTTCAAGATATCCAGAGTTAGAGTGGACTTGTATTTTTTGTAGTAATTAGCAACCTCTTTTATTAACCATTTGTGTGCCGGAGACTCCCACTGGGAATCATCTAGTATATCAAATACTGTGATTAAAAATTCTTTGTCGTAAATCAAACAATGTATTACTTTTTGTTGAAAACTATGTCCATATTGATTTAGTGACTTTAAAGCTGCGCCCATATACTATTTGTTTATATTATAAAAATACCCAAATGATTCCTCTAACCATTTGTCTAAATTAGGAATTAGTTTTTCAATTAAATCCTTATCGTATTGTTTTTTAAATGATACCCTATTTAATGTAGGGGTTTTAGATTCTATCAATGTTTTAATATACGATACTTCTTTGTCGTTAACAAGTAATTCTTCCAAATCCATTACCAAGTAGGATTTTTTTAAATCGT